GTTTCCCAGTCACGATCTAGCCATTTGAGAATTGGTACAGGTTAATTCCTGCCTGAGAATCTGTTCTGTGTTTTGGTCGACTTGCATGAGATCTATTTCTTCCTATAGTCCAGGGATAATATGCTAAAGAAAAAGAAAAAAAATAAAAAAAGAAAAAGAAAGTCATCATTATAATAGCGTCACGGTTTTGGCTAAATATGTCTAATCATTTGAACACATTTTTGTAGAAGTGTCTAAAACTTTATACAGTTTTTTGTATATTTTTTTAAAAGTGTTCAAATAATTAGACACTTTCTAGGTACCACTCACCAAAATCGTGCTTCTATTATAGGGGTTGGGTACCAAATTTTTTTAGGAGATAGAAATGTCGAGGCTCTCTGACGAACAAATACATAAGGTCGCTTTAGAATCAGGGATCTTCATCCCACATAAAAGCCACATGACTATGTCAGAGCTTTTAAATAGGAACTGGGATCAGGGGATAGTTCCTCTAAAGAATCTCTCTCCTCTAGGAAAGCTTTTCTTCTATGCAAAAATAAAGAAGCTCCGTCGGAAGGAGGATTGTTTTGGGCTCTTCCACGACGAGACAAACTACATCTGTAGGAGTTGCACCTTTAAGGAAGATTGCAGCATTGTTACACACATCCCACCGAGAGATCACTTGAAAGCTATTGTTGACCAGTATGAAGACACAAGAGCTCTTGCTGAGCGAGAGCTAGATAGGAAGAAGAAAAAAGAAGAAGACCCGCCCGAAAAAGGGCCGAGCAAAGTTTCCCAGACTCTCGCTGAACTGATGGTGGAGATTAGGAAGAAGGGCTCGCTGAAGAAAGGAGGAGGCGATGAAATAAAGTAGAGGACTTGAAAAAAATATCTCTGTACTACACAACATCAGGGGCCCTGTTTTCGCAGGGCCCTTGTACTTTTGAAAGGAGCTCAAGTTGAGAGTATCTGTTAATCTTTTGGCAAACAAGACACTAGTAATTTATATCGAGCAGGGAAATATCGTTCACGTGGTAACCACAAGCCCCACCAGTTTAAAGATTGGGGGAGACTTCAAGCATGAGCTGAAGATGAGACTGTGGGAGGAAGTACCGAAGGCAGGGGACCAGCTCTATTTTGTGGATACTTCTAAGCATGAAATGGCAACACAAGAAGCAGGGCATCCCGTCCTCGAATTGAATGAAATATTAAAAGAGGTTGATGGAAATAAGGAGGAGGCACCAGCGCAAGAGGAGGTAGACTTTGGATAAAAAACAGCAAGTAGAGGAGTTCGATCCTTGTACCAAGTGTGGGCTGTACGAAACGAAGAACGGTTTCTGTCCAAGCAACCCATTGATGGAGGGTAGAGGCTACAGCGGGCAGGGTGGGATTATGGTAATAGGGCAGAATCCAGGAGAAGTAGAAGACCAATACAACAAGGTGTTCATCGGCGCCTCTGGAAAATTATTGATGCAGTTGTTTAGCAATGCAGAATTTCCAGCTAGTAAGGTGTGGCTCACTAACGCGGTGAAGTGTCACACTCAAGACAACGTGGAACCAGAAACCAAGCATGTGAATCAGTGTAGAATGATCCTTGAAAAAGAAATAGAGCAACACAACCCTAGTTTGATTGTGGCACTTGGCGCCACAGCTCTGAAATCCTCAACAAAAAAAGCGGGGATAACTAAGCTGAGAGGTACTATTCTCAAGGGGTTGAAGGACGTTCCTGTCGTTCCGACTTATCACCCTGCCTACGTGTTGCGTTATCCTCAGCATGAGAACACCCTTATATCTGATCTTCGTCTTGCAAAAAAAGTCTTCAATGGAGAGGTCACAACGAGGCTTCCTGAGTACAGGTACTTGCTTGGAGAGGAAGACCTCAATGATTTTGTAGGCTATCTTTTCGATCAGCCTCAAGGTTACACAATGGTGGATATTGAGACGAACTCCCTGGACCCTTGGTCAGCTGAAGCGAAGATCCTATCAATCGGTTTTTGTAATGAAGAAGAAACTGGATGGGCTGTCCCCTTACACCATGAGAACTACAACAATGAGGAGTTCACGCAGAAGGTGTGCCTGATTATCTCAGGTTGGTTAGAACACAAGGACTACAACAAGGGCTTTCACAATCTCAAGTTTGATGTCCAGTTCCTCAATCAAAAGCTCCTACCTAAGAGGACAACAAAAGTCTGCTCGGTCACGAGAGATTCTCTTCTGTTGCATTATCTTGCAGTCTCCGAAGAAGAGTCTCACAGTCTTAAGACTATCGCTCTGAAGCTAACAGACATGGGAGACTACGACAAACCGGTGTCTGACTTTTTTGAAGGGAAGCCCTCAACACAGAGGAACTACGAGGACCTTCCACTCGATGTTCTTCTGATGTATAACGCTGCTGACTGCGACGCAGCGTTTCGCATTGAGAAAAGAATGCAGGATAACCTCCAAGAGTGGGACCTCCAGAAGACTTACGATTTTCTTATAGAGCTCGCGATGGATCTAGTTGACATCGAGGCTAATGGTGTGCGAATAGACTTGAAGGTTTGTGAGGAATACACCAAGGAGATGTCTGGCAAACAAAAGGAAATAGAGGACGAACTTCTTGGGATGAAGGCTGTTCAGAACGCGCAGATTAAAAGAGCCCTTGACAAAAAGAAAGCGGGTCAACCCTGTCCAGTTTGGACGTTCGGATCGACTCAAGCTCTACGGATTTTATACTTCAACATTCTGAAAAAACCTGTCATCAAACACACCAAGAAGAAGGAGCCAAGCTTAGACGCTGAGGCTCTAGGGAAATACTCCTCGAAGGGATGTGTCATCTCTCAGAAGATTCTCGAACTGAGGAAGGTATCAAAAGAGCTCTCGATGTATGGGCTTAAAGCTGTGAAGGGATGGATCCATGACGATGGTCTAGTTCACCCTCAATTCCTAGTAAGCTCAACGGTAACGGGTAGGCTTTCCTCTAAGTCACCTAACTATCAGAATTTTCCTAAAGGTGGAAAGTCTAAGACAATGATAGTTCCTCGCCTATCGAAGGATGACTTCTACATGGAGGTTGACTATTCACAGAACGAGTTGAGGGGCCTTGCCCACTACTCTGGGTCCCCCACACTTAAGAAGTCCTTTATTGACGGGGTTGACGTCCATCTCGAGGGTGCTCGTCAGATGTTTGACTACACTAAGGAAGAGTGGGAGACTCTCGCTGAGGAGGACCCTCAAAAAAGAAAAGACTTAAGACAGTTCTACAAGTCGGTAGCTTTTGGAATTGTCTACGGAAAGGGACCAGGTGCTTTAGCGGAGGACCTCTGGAAAGCTGCAGGCTCCCCCGCTTGTGGTGCGGAAAAGTACGAGCAGGAAGCAAGAGAAAAGCTCGACTTGTTTTTCCACAAGGAGCCTGAGGTCAGGAAGTGGATTGACAACACGCATGAAAAAATTAGAAAGAAAAAATTTATTCGCTCTCGGTTTGGTAGAATCAGAAGACTAGACGCTGTTGATTCAGAGAGTGAAGCTACCCAGGGTGAAGCATTGAGACAAGGAGTCAACTTCATCCTTCAGTCTTGGAGTGCTGATGTAACTGTGATCGCTTGTATGCGTTTCAATCGACTCGTTAAAGAACTTGGATGGGAGGTGTGGCTCCAGGGAACAGTACACGACTCCATCAACTGCGATGGACACAAGAGACATCTCATAGACGCAGCTTGTTCTCTTCGGTATATAATGCAACGACCACCTCGCCCTCTTAAAGTTCCCGTGGCTCCTCGCGTTTCCGTTGGCCACTCCTGGGGTGAAGCGGAAGAGATGGACGAGGAAGCGATGGAGCTAACTTACGAGGCGTGGATCCAGGACTGTACCTACTTGGAGTTGTTGGAGGAAATAACCAAGGACACTTGGGGTCCAGCGAAAAAAGGAACATAAAATTTTTAAGACTATCCAAAACCGTGACGCTATTATAGCGGTCAGAAGACCAGCGTAGGTCTTCAACAAAGGAGATTGAAATGAACGACTTGAACTTGATGGCTTTAACTGAATATATCAACTACGTGCAGTGTAGCTACAGAGGTATTTCGTTCCTGAGATTTCCCGAATATCTTATTCTTTTACAGCGTTACAGATTCGCGAAGGAGTTACAAAACAATGGGTATAGATCTAAAAAAAATGAGACGAGATCGAGACCTACTAAACCAGGGAAGCGAAATCAGACGCCCTAAGCAAGGTATGAATAAGTGGAGAGTTCTACCGCCCGCCGGGCCAGATGCTCCTCCCTACGTCCTTTCTGGGAAGCACTGGTTTCCAAATCCAGAAGGGGGCTCAGACATCCCCATAACTTGTATGAAGATTACTTTTGACAAGCCTTGTTCTATTTGTCAAGAATGTAGAGAGATGAAATCAGATCCTCTATTGAGAGACAAAGCCAAGAAGCTCAATGTTAAAAAGACTGGGCTCTGGAATATGAAGGACGTCGATCCAAAAGGTGATGGTGATTCTTTCATCGCTGAGCTACCAGGTGGCCTCACTCAAAACATCATCAATCTTTTCCTTGACGATGAGTATGGAGACATCACCGATCCAAAGACTGGTACCAGTTTGAAGATTACCAAGTCGGGTTCAGGAATGAACGGGACCAAGTATGAGATGACACCTTTCAGAGAACGTACTGAAGTAGAGGTTCCTGAGGAACTCCCTGATCTTGTGGGAATCATTAAACCACCAGACCCAGAGTACGTCAAAGAGTTGATGGCTTTCCATCTGGACGGAGTCCAGCCTGAAGCAGAAGAGGAAATCGACGACGATGACTACGATGAGATCGAAGGGGAAGCGGAAGAGGAAGCACCAAAACCAAAGCCTAAGCCGAAGAAGAACAAGGAGGACCTCGCAGGAAAGCTTAAGCGTTTCGGGAAAAAATCATAGGAGGTCTTCTTGAAAGTGCTCATATTTTCTGACGCGCACTTTTCACTAAAGCACCTCGAAGCGGCGTCGAACTCCCTCTATCGTGTGGTGGACATCAGCCACCAGCTAAGGGCAGAAGGAGAACTCGACGCCGTTTTTTTTCTTGGTGACTTGTTTGATTCTCGCGTGCTCATCCATGCAAAAGTTTTCTCCAAGGTCTGCTCGATCCTTAACCTGTTTGATCTTCCTGTCATGGCCATCGCTGGAAACCATGACTTCTATTCTGAGGATGTGGATTGTATTCTCAACTATCTCCCAAACATGCAGGTTGTGACAGAGCCTTGTATCTTGAAGGAAGACCCTCACGTTTATATGGTTCCATGGTGTAAGGAACTCCCTAAGATACCTGACTTCACTAAGATTATTTTTGGACACTTCGATGTAGACGTGAAGTACGCAGGGTACAAGGGCAACATGTCTGTGAAGTCCTTGTTGAAGAAAGGGATCGAGAAAGTTTTCTTAGGGCATGTCCACAAACCTGGAGAACCTACCCACAAGATCGAATACGTGGGACCAACTTTCAGAACTTCCTTCGGAGAAGAGCACATCACTCCTAGATGTATCTTATTCGACACAGAAACGCTTGAGCAACAAAGCTATGAATTACCATCCCCAAAATATTACACAGCGAAATACGGCGAATTTGACCCCTTAAAAGAGATGTACGTGGATCATGTGAGAGTGATGGTACCTCGAGGGGTGTCTCCGAAAGAGGCGGCTGAGAAGTACAAAAACTGTGAGCTGATATTTGAGAAGACCAATCTCGATGAGGTGAGGAAGAGTGCATCTGAGAGGATGTCAGACGAGGAACTGGTACGCCTTTACGTTGAGAACAATCCACTTGAGGGCGTTCCTCCTGAGGAGTTGTTACAGTTTGGAATAGATATAATCAAGGAGGCTACAGATGCCAAAGGAAACTAAGGACGTCAAGGAGATGAAGAAGTTTTTAGGTAAGGTTGACGCTTCTCTCGTTCTCGAAAAGGCTCAGAATATTTTAAAGCAACTTCCTATCCTTAGGAAACATAGGAAGCTAGGAAAAAAAGAGAACAGTTATCTCTTGGGTTTGATGGAGGAAGATCTATCTTTCGATACTGGAACTCCAGGAGCTAAGCGTGAAGAAGTTTACATCCTGACGGACAAGTCTAAGAATAAACTTCTGTCAGACTTAGAAAAGTCTAGGTCTAAAGGGGACATGGACGCAGAGCGTCAAGCTATCGATAACATTCTCCTCGTAGTTCGTTGTGTCATGGACCTAGCTACAGACTAAGAAAGGATTCTATGAGAGTCAAAATTTGTTCTGCTGAAATACGAAACTTCATGAGCATCAAGGAGTTGATGATTGACTTTCAGAGTGGAATATATCTCTTCCTCGGAGCCAATGGGACGGGGAAGAGTAGCGTGTTCGACGCGATAGTGTGGTGCCTCTATGGCATTACTCGATCTGGGACTATGGACGTTCCATCGCACTGGACGAAGAAGTCTCAGGAGTGTGAGGTCGCCGTCGTAGTTGAAACGACTGGAGGATCCTGGAGTATCCGAAGGAGATGCAAGGGATCCCCCGTGGTTGTTGTAAGGGACATGAACAACAAGGACAAGACGCCAGCTGATAGCAATAAATTCTTCGAGTGGTTTCTTCCTAAGTCTATATTCTTATCGACCTGCACCAATCGAGGGATCTCTTTTCTTAGCTACACAAACAAGGAGAAGAGAGAGATCCTCAACGTAATCTACGGACTCGATGTCTTCGACGGGTACTTGAAGAAATCAAAAGAGAAACTGCAGGAATGCACCCGCACAAAAGAAGGAGTTGACCGAGAGGATTTTAAAAAGGAAAATGAAATCAACTCTAAGGTCGAGGAGTTGGGCAGATTGAGAAGTAAGGTTGCGGAACTAGACAGCGACTTCCAGGATCTCCCTGAGACGAGGGAGCTTGATGTGGTAGAGGCTGAGTACGAAGAAAGAAGACTCAAGACCTCCAAGATCGACGTTGAAATAAATCAGATTCTAGCATTAAGAACAGAGCCCTGTCCAGTCTGTGGAAGTGAACCCAGTCAGGAAGACGTTGAGAAAAAGATGTCTGAACTTCCAGCCTTGCAGAGGAAGAGAAATAAGTTCGTAATGGATTCTAAACAGACTGGAGACGAGCTTCTAGCTGCGAGAGAAAAAGGATCCTATAAGACCAAGAAGAAACAGTTGTTTAATCTGCGGCAAGAAGTGAAGGAGTCTATTGAAGGGCTGGAGGAAGAGAAGGACGAACTCGAGGACCTACTAGAACTTGCGAAGCACAACGAGAAGGTTGCTCAATACTGGGTCCAGGCTCTGGGGGTCCAAGGGATTCCAGCCTTGCAGCTTGAAAACATTTTGGAGGTTCTGCAGTCTGTAGTCAATGGTTTCTCCTCCTCCAATGGTATGTCGATGGAGTTATCAGCTACGCAAGACGACATAGAAAAGATCGATTGCATTGTGAATGGTACCAGATACCAGAGTCTATCCAAGGGCGAGAGACTTAGGGTTGACCTGGCTCTGCTCTACGCCTTTAGAATCACAGCGAGAGCTACCTCAAATATTTTAATTTTAGATGAAACCTTCGACGGTCTTGACCAAGAGGGTATCAATTTTGTCTTCGAGCTGTTGCATAAATTCTGTGATGAAAGCGGCTCGACTATTCTGATAGCCAGCCACAGTGTATCCATAAAAACGGAGAGAGCTGAAGTGTATAAGCTCAGTAAAGTGGAGGGCGTTACCAAGTTTGAACTTGAAAGAAAGGTGAAAGCATGAGCGAATTAGAGAACGGAATCCCTGTGATTGACGAGAACGCGGAACAGAAGAGTCTACCTGGTGAGCCGATACAAACCAATAGGGTAGACCCCACACCTCCACCTGAGATTGCACCTCCAGAGGGAGTGAAGAAAGATCCCTTCTACCTTGAGACTGCTATCAGTCCAACGAAGTACGACTGGAAAAAAGAGTTTGCGAAACTCACCAAGGAAGTGATAAACAGAAAGCATCCCTTCGTCTCCTTCGACAGAGATAAGAGTGTTGGGCTCTTCGCCTACGCTCGGGACTGTGAGGAAGAGGTTGCTCGCCTTAAGAAAGTGCTTGAGAATAAGGAGAAGCTACTAGCGAAGTTCAACGAAGAGTCTACCTCAAATCTCAACACCAAGACCATTGAAGGACTATCCAAAACCATATCTGACCAGGTCGAAAAGATTGCTCAACTTGGACAAGAGAAGCAAGATCTCGAGGACGCCCTTCACGAGTCCGATGAGAGAAACACTGACCTTGAAAATGAGGTTGCTACATTGAAAGAAAAGATAGCTCCTACTCAGGACACTAGTAAAATGACACCTCAACAGAAGGCAGCGAAGACCCGAAAAGAAAAGCAGGAAAAGGAAGAGAAGGAGAATAAGGGAAAGGGGAAGAATGCCAAGAAGTAAAGAGCAGCTATCCAAACAAGGTAGGAGCGCCCGGACCAAGGGCGCTGCCTATGAGCGATGGGTAGCCAACACTGTTTCTGAATGGTGGGGCGAAACCTTTAGGCGTACACCCATGAGTGGTGGATGGGCGAAGTCTGCTATTCGTGGGGACATTGCGTCCATAGAAAAGGACACTACCTTTCCTTTCACAGTGGAGTGTAAGCGTCAAGAGATATTCGACTTCTACCATTTCTTCAACAAGCCTATCAATTGCGAGCTTCGATCTTGGTGGTGGCAGGCTGACGAAGACGCAGACTACAAGAAGTCTGGACTGATCCCAATGCTTCTCATCAGGACAAACTCGAGGCCCACCCTCGCTGTAGTGTGGAGGGCTGTGAGAATTTCCTTAGAGATTCAGACACCTGTGTGTGACTTCAACTGTGACGACGCCAAGCTGAGCGCTGTACTTTTTGATAGCCTGCTAACTATTGAAAAGGATCAAGTCCTTGCTCGGTTGAAAATTCTGCAGACTGAGGCGTGGTCTTGGTACCATGATACTTTCAAGGAGAAACCTAAGTGTATCGAGGAGGTTTAACTTGCCAGAGGAAGAAAAAAACGAGAGCCTAAATTTTGACAACATGTTCAGGGCTCAAGACGTGGGGGCTCTAGCTGGTTGTCTCTACGCTGAGGCGAAGAAGTTAGCAGACGAGAACCAGATTGAGCTTCACGATGCTATCGCGTTTATCAGCATGTCAATTGAGGTGCAGGCTAATGACTTAGAGGCGCAACAATTTGAGTGGAAAAAGAAGCAGGAGGAAAAGGGATGAGCGGTATTGCCGGGGTAGTTTTTTACAAAGACATGATGGGTAAGAGAGAGATGTTGGACCGAGTACAGAATGAGATCTCTGAAGGGAGTAGGTGCTCAGTCGACGTGGCTAAGATGGGAACCTTTACAAGGACGCAGATGCCAGCAGATGACATTCGGGTGAGGTTGTGGGACGCAAGAAAAAAATTTTCTAGTAGAAAAAGCAACAAGGCGTCTGAGGAATTTGTTCCTCACATCCACCAAAACTTTGTGGTTGTGCATGAGGGTAAAATTTTCAACAAGGAAACGCTCGAGGACCAGTTTGAAGTAGGTAGCTGCTATGAGGATACAGACCTACTGGTACACCTGATAGCTCACTTCAAGTCCATCGACTTTATCGCTGCGAATATCGAGGGCTCGAATAATTTTGCTGTAGCTGATGAGACTTCCCTCTGGATCTGCAGGCTTGGAAAGCCCTTGTACTACTACTACACCCCTGATTTTTTTATCTTCTCCTCTAAGTCTGAAGTTATCAGGAGCTATGGAGCTGGAGAGTTTCCACTGCAAGTTCCACAGGGATCAGGGACTATTATTAGCACACTACCTGGGATGTCCCCGGTGGAGCTTTCCTTCTTCAATTTCAAGGACTTGAATGGGGAGGGGAAGAATGAAGATTGAGAGAATGATTCTCGTAGGCAGGATGGTCAAGCGATTTAAGATGGAGACGCAGAAGCAGTCTGGGAAGAACACTAAAAACTGGAATGTCTTTCAATGCGACCCTCTCTGGAAAGCCTGTGAGAAAGCTGTTGACCTCTGCGAGAGGAACGGGTGGGACCATACTATCTTTCTAAAGTCGAGGTTTAAAAAGCTAGGCCCTTGGGCTCAGAAAAAATTTAAGGTGAAGTCCCTACCGATGAGGCTTCTCTGCAGTCCTCGTGCTGAGGAAATCTACAACGAATATGTGGCAGTCCTTCAAGACATGTACCGAGAATCTTTCTCTGAGTACGTTGATGGATCCTTGGATTTGATCAAGTGCCAGATGGTAGACAGCTGGTACATTGTGAAGAAGCTCAAGATACCCTCAGAGAAATACGAAGAGTTTAAGGAGTGGCTCGCCCCCGTATTCCTGGCCACCTCGAAGGAGGTAGCTAATAGGGCGTTGACAAGTGGTTCTCTTGGAGAGAACTACCTGCCGCAGGAAGTTATAGACTTCTGGTTGAATATGAACGACTTGGAATTCGATAAGCTGGTGAATCTTAGGAAGGAAGCGAAAGAGGTGGTAGGTGTTTGATGAAAATTTTCAAAAGGAAGTTCTTTCCCTCTTCGTTCAGGACTCTATTTTTTTGGGACAGTTCCACGACACAATCTTACCCGAACACTTCGAGGTCGTGGACTTTAAAAACATTTGTAAGCTGATAAACGATTACACTCAGGAGTATTACGAGCCACCATCTAAGGCCGCGCTTTTGATGTTAGCGAAGGGCAAGAAACTTGACCACATCCTCAGTAAAATTGAGGACCTGTACGAGTTCAGGTCGGCGTCTCATCAACAATTCATCAGGGACAATGCGCTGAGGTTCGCGAAGATTGAAGCGTTAAAACGAGCTATAAGAACGAGCTCCATGATGATAAAAAAGGGAGAGGTTGAAGGGCTTGAGGAGATTATTCTTAAGGCGTTGCAACACGGTTACGTCGACGACGTAGGCTCGTTCTTATTCCGCGATGCTGATACGAGAGCAAGCTTCAGAGAGGAGGACTTGGGAGATCCTATCCCCACACTCTGGCATAGGGTAGACGAGTATTGGAAAGGTGGATCCTTTCCTACAGAATTGAACTGTCTTCTAGCTGGTACCAATAAGGGTAAGTCTGCAATCCTAGTAAACTTAGGGGTTGCAGCCGTAGCAATGGGAAAAACTGTCTTCCACTATACCCTCGAGATGAGTGCGAATAGAGTCCTCAATAGGTATGACTCGAGGCTTACTCTCTCAACAACTGAAGACCTTATGAGCGAAGATGTCTCAATGATAGACGACATCAAGAGCAAGTTGAAAAGGTGGAGTACCCAAGGTGGCGAGGTAGTGGTGAAGGAGTACCCTCCAAACACCTGCACGATCCCAATGTTGAGAGCTCATATCGATCGGGTAAAAATGGAGAATGGTTTGAAGCCTGACATGGTTATCGTGGACTATGGAGACCTGCTTAAACACACTTATTTCAAGGAGTACAGACATCAAGTTGGGAACACTTTTACAGAGCTGAGGAAACTAGCTTGTGACCTAGATATTGTGGTGTGGTCGGCAACTCAAACGAATAGGGTAGGACTCACCAAGGCAACCCCCGATCTTGAGGATGTGGCCGAAGACATTTCTAAGATCCAGATCTCTGACAACATTTTGGTTTTTTGTCAGACTAAAAACGAGTACGACCTTGGAGAGGGCAGGCTGTTCGGGGCTAAGTGTAGGAACGGTCCTAAGGGTTGGGTGGTTCCTTTAAGAATCAATCTTGACAAAATGGCAGTCATGGAGAAAAGAAATGTTAGATCAACAGGGTAAGCTTAAGAGAAAACATTCTGTAGAAATCTTGATCAGTGGAGACACTGAGGAGGATTTAGCGTTCCAGCTGGTATGTTTGATGGAGATCATCGAGACGAATGCCTCTGACGATAAAAGCGAAATATACTGGGATAAATTACACGACGTTATAGTGGGATTGACTGGACATCTTAGGGTAGAATATACGCATGATCCAAACATGACACCCGAAAAATTTGCCCAGGAGGTAAAGAAAATCTATGCTACTCCTAACAACCTTTCATGACTTCATCCACTTGTTGCTCAGCCTCATCGCTTTTCTGATAGTGTGGGGCGCTTTCTTATACAAGCCAGAGGACGACTACAAAATAACAGCGGGTCAAGCTAAGACAGAGAAAATCAAGAAACCTAAGGAACCAAAGAAATGGTAAAAGGAGACCTCAATTGACTGAGCCCAACCCAAACTACACACCCGATTATTTCTGGAACCTCGAGAACTTCGTGACCTGTGTCACTTGTGGGACGACTCATCGGGTTTCAGACTACACCTACATTAGACTCTTTGGAAACGGTTATCATGGTAGGGACGCCACGGTGTCTGAAGTCTATCCGTACCCCGACGGAGAAGACGGAAACGGGTCAATACCTTGGCGAACAATGCAGAGCTTTGTTGTTTGCAAGAGCCCTACAAGCTGCTTGCTCGACTGGTTCATCCCTAACCCTGAGCCCTCCCCTCCTGTGTTATCCTTCAACCCTGATAGCCCGAAGGCTGCTGTGGTTTCAGGACCCCAGATAGACATTGTCGCGAGTGGCCTGCCCACTGGCGGTACCTTCTCGTCAGACAATGCTATGGACGGAAACACAGGAGGAACCTGGGGGTTCCATGCTAGTTTCTCAACTAATGGTCAATTCAATTTCTCAGGGTACACAGCGGTCGGAACTGCTACGATTGAAATAACTTACACAAAAGATTCAGTCGCGTACAAACGCTTATATACAATCAACGTGGAGGCTTCTTAATGGCTGAACCAACTATCCCCAACGATCCAGGCGGATTGAAATCTGTAGTGGAAAAAATGAGACTCAATTCCAATCTTGAACCTATTCGACTGGAGGTTGACGGCACCGGTAGCGACGACAACCAGTTCCTTTACTTCGACTCAAACCCAGATAGAAAGATAAAAAAGATATTGTTTAGAGACCCCGTGAGTGGGGCTGAAATTTCTCAGAACGTTTAAATTTAAGGGGTGTTAGAGGTGACGCTAAATTTAATTGAGAAGAAGTTTGGGAAGTTCAAGGTTGCTGCAAACAATGAGATAAGGGTGTGTTGCTTTAAGTGTTGGGAGTCCAGATACAGACTGTACTTGAACACTAAAGTGGGCTTCGCTTATTGCTTCAACTGTGGCTTTCGATCCACTGTCCAATCGATTCTTGGTACCAGAATAAATCTTGAAGCTCGACCTGATACTTTCGAGAAACAGGTCGAGTCTATTTTCCCTGAGCTCGTTCCTCTCACTGAGCAAGGGCCAAGACTCCTGTGGAAGTACGCTAAGACCAGGATGTCTGAGGAACAGATAGCCCGCCACAAGATAAGCTACATCGAGCCGAACAAGAAGGAACTCGAGAAGTATAAGTCGAGAATAATTTTCCCTGTCACAAAAGATTTTGAGGTGGTTTACTTTCAAGCTCGAACTGTCTTCAGGAAATTGTTCGCGAAACAGAAGTACCTAAACCCGGCCGCAACAGAAACGAAGCTAGGCAAGCGAGAGGTTGTCTTCAACCTGGATCGCGTGAGCAGAAAGTCTAAGGTATGCGTTGTGTGTGAAGGTATCCTGTCAGCTATGGCTGTCCCTGGAGAAATGGGGGTCGGCATCCTTGGAAAAGACTTGTCGGATACTCAGCGAGATCTCCTCACTCGGTCAGGGATAGAGACCTTCATAATCCTTTTAGACCCAGACACTTCCTGGGAAACTCTCTGTGTAGCGAGAGGCTTGCTTGAGGGTGGAGCTAAGGAGGTAAGGATTGCGACCTTAGAAGACGGAGACCCTGCCGACCTGGCTCGAGAAAATCCCTACCAACTGTACGAAAAAATTGATCAGTCGTATGGTGTAAACCTAGGTAACATCTTGGACTTAGAGATAGAGGAGTGCTTCAATGTTTAGAGGATTCGTGAAAGCGGTTGCTGAAAGTTTTAGAGGGTTGAGAATAATGATAGGCTCTTTTTTTGACTACTGCGATAAGCTCATGAAGAGCGAAGATGGTTTTGAGAATTTACTAGGCGTGTGTCTGTGGATGAGTGGTTTTCTCTGGACTTTTTTCTTTATATCGGCTTGTATCCTGGGTACAATATACGTGAACGTGACAGGAATACTATGGCTCTTAGCTAATCTGGGAGGTTTAGATTGACTTCTAAGATCCACGACAAGAGGACCAGCAACACGACCGACGAATGGCTAACGCCTCCAGAGTTAGTACATTCTCTGGGAAAGTTTGACCTAGATCCCTGCTCTCCAGTTGATAGACCCTGGGATACAGCAGACATCCACCTAGACAAGGAGTTCAATGGGTTGAACTGTGACTGGTGGGCTTTTGGAATGTATCCTCACAAGCCCAGGGTCTGGATGAATCCACCCTATGGTAGGCAGACAAAACACTGGCTCAAGAAACTTGCCCAACATGGAAATGGTATCGCCCTGGTGTACGCTAGAACCGAACAGGTCTGCTTCCACGATTGGGTGTGGCCTGAGGCTCACGCTATCAGCTTTCTAAAGGGTCGGGTGAAGTTCATTCGGTACGACGGCAAGCCTTACGATCCTAAGACTGACTCCTCGCCGGCAGCATCAGTCTTGATTGCATACGGCGAGAATAACGTAGAATCCCTTTACGGATGCTCACATAAGGGAAAAGTAGTAAAACTAAAATAGCCTCTTTAAGGGGCCTTTAAACGATTTTTTTGGAGGTATCCTGTGCTCAAGAAATTTTATGATAAACTCCCCCTTCTTTTCTTCCTTAACATGATTAGCTGTATAGCTATCGCTCTCTATGCTGGCTATACGGTGGGCGCTCAAGCGTTCTTCGGTCCTTGTGTCGCCATCAATTTCTTGCTTTTCTTTTTGGGTAGACGCCTTGAAAAAGAGAAGGAACCTGAACCACAGGTCAATGTCAACACGCCCAACGAAGTGGAGGAGACTTTATCTGACTACGTTTTTAAGGAGACGAAGGAGTTATTAGCACACAAGGAAGACTTCGCTCACTCTCAAGCGTACAAGGAATCTGAAGATTCAGAGGCACTGAAGGGAATCTATGAGGGTATGAAAAAGGAGCAGGAAGAAGAGGGTAGGAAGAAAGCTGAACTCTCCACAGAAGTGAGCAAGAAAGTTCGAGAGGCTATCAGCAAGGACCTGTTTAGCATGGAGGAAAATAAAAAACTCACTGACGTGCAGAGACTAGGAGTCTGCTTGATAGATCGAGACGTTTATGTAGTTGTAACCGCTTGCCCAAGGGAGTAATCAATGGGAATTATGAGAGTTTATACAGGGTCAGATGGAGACACTGAGTTGATAGTCGCAGCGAGCAACAAGGCTGAGGCCTCTACGTTGATGGGGGTGCAGTTAGACCGTGTGACTTCTATAGACTTCGACGCTAAGGGATTCAGACATGGATACCGGCTAGCAGGTAAGGACGTAGGGACTGTGTTCTCTCGTCCCATCGGTGGTACGGAACCATGGAAGAAGCTAGGAGGTTGAGTTGTCTGATATAAAAGAGGGGGACATGATCTCCTATTGTGGAGAAGATGGGAGAATGACTGATCCTGTCAAGGTGCTGAAGATTGAGGGAAAAAATTTCTTGATTGAGTCCAAGTTTGGGCGGCCTCTGAAGGTAGCTCAAGATAAATGTGTCCCTCAGAATCAAGCGCAACCTAAGCAAGTTGAGACAAGGAAACCACCAAGGCGACAGAGACTTAAGGAGTTGATTAAAGCTATGCCAGAAGAAGAACAAGAGGAAGTAACTGCAGCGCTGGAGGACTCCATCGATAAGGGAAAGAAGGACTCTAGGGCCTACGTTTTTTCACTACTGAATCCTAAAGAATGGAACTCTGAACGCCTCCCCTGTGAGGTAAAGAAATCTTACAAGAAGAGGAAGCTCTCAGGGTTCTACGATGACTACATGTCAGGCGTTGGTCTCGACATTGGCTACAAGGGTGGGTCAAGAAATAGCGAGACAGTTCTTCCTACAGCTGTAGGAATTGACAACGGATTTCCCGACTACGATGGTGTCAACTTGCCATTCGAGTCGGACTCTCTCGACTATGTCTTTACGAGCCATTGTTTGGAGCATATCGTGGACTACAAGGCAGTGCTCCAAGAATGGTACCGAGTGATCAGGATAGGTGGTCATGTCGTTATAACTGTTCCTCACATAGATCTTTACGAGAAAAAATTATCCCTTCCATCTGTGGGAAATTTTGACCACAAGAGATTCTATTCTCCCTCTTCCCTGCTTGCTGAGATAGAGGAAAGTCTCGAGCGAAATAGCTATAGAGTCGTGCACCTTCGAGACAACGACGATGGCTACGACTACAGCCGCGGCCCTGGTATAGCTTCCTTCGGTTGCTATGAAATCGAGTTGGTGATTAAGAAGATTCAGAAGCCCACCTGGGAACCACAATAAGGAGACAGATAATCATGCTTGACATGAAGATAGTAGGACTCAAGGAGTTAAGCAACACGCTACAGGACTACAACCCTACCCACGTGATTAGCATTCTCGACCCAAACCACAAGGGCATGGCCTTCGGTGAGGTCCAGTTGCACCAAGACAAGTTCAACGACATATGTGACAGGAACTTTCGCACTGCTCCAACCGTAGAAAACATCAAGGGAATTCTGAAGTTCACTGAGAACATTCGCCTAGACTCGAGACTCTTAATCCACTGCCATCTTGGGAGAAACAGGTCTACCGCTGCAGCTCTTGGCGTTATGGTTCAGCAGGGTTTAACAGAAGATCAAGCCCACAAAAGACTGAAACAAATTAGACCACAAGCTGAGCCCAACAAGCTAATGCTCGAGCTCTTCGACGAGGTCCTTGGATGTAACCTTTCTCGGAAAAGAAAAGAAACTCCAAAGCCTGCTGAGCCTGACTATTGGGAAGACAAACCCTATGGTGGAGTGGACAACTACCTTTCCATGAGGGAAGTTCACCACACCGTAGCCTCTACGATAATCCAAGTCTATCCAGAACTCAACCATAAGTGGTGCGTTCTGGACGTAGGTGGAGGGCCCGGTGTCCATGCTGAATTGATCCGGGCAACAAAAGAATGTTTCGTATCCAACATGGACAGCTCTGAGATATGCAGAAAGGTTATGTCCAAGGCTGGTATGGTTTACGTGAAAGCTCCAATAGAAAACGACTGGCCATATCCTGAGGCCTTCTTCGACCTGGTCTACTCGATACAAACCCTGGAGCATATCCACCCCAAGTACATGGGCCACGTTGCAGAGCAGTGTTTTAAGATGATACCGAAAGGTGGAAAGTGTTTCATCTCGGTAGCTCTTGAACATATGACAGACGATCCAGATCATGTGTGTCTGAAACCGCATAGATCGTGACTGGGAA